AATAGTGTAGGAGTGACCCCTTATTTGCCATAAAAAGTCACTCCCAAATTACTCTTAATTACTTCTAAAAACCGCTAAATACGGCTATTTACTAGAATCTGCCTTCTTTTGCAGCTTCTTCAATCGAAACAGCTACAGCTACAGTAGCGCCAACCATTGGGTTATTACCCAAGCTTAGCTGTAACATTTTGCATGATTTATGTATGCTATAGAATCATCTACAGCCCTTTATTTACTAATATATATCTACATTTCCGAAAATCTGTAAACCTATAGTATCATCATATATATTATAGACGAATCTGCTCAAGGTAGACAAATGGTTGACACTGCCTACCTTTTTATCTTTTATGATTTTCCACAGGGCAAAACTAAAGCCTCCGGAGTTGCCGCTCTGGGGTTTTCTTGCTCTTTACGGCGAGCCAATCCGTTTAGGCTGTTGCCGCCTGTTCATCGTCTGTCCATCCATATTTGCAAATCCACCCTTGACACTTGCGAGGATAGGTATTATACTTTAAGTACATTGTCGATACAGGTGTATCGTGGATTTAAGTTTTATTTTATTTTTTGTCATGTTGAGCTTTGGCTCATAAGTGGATTTTTCAAGAAAAGCGACTGCTTTATTTGGCAGCCGCTTTTTTCTTTATTTATTTCCACAAATATCGATTGTATCAAGAACATCAACAGCCACCGCTTGGATAGTCGGAACAATATGGCTGTATACGCCCAACGTTATTTTAACATCCGTGTGTCCCAGACGCTCCTGGACTATTTTGGGATGCACATTATATTTTAACAGGACACTTGCATGAGTGTGACGTATCGCCCTAAAATCACGCTCCATTACCCCTGATTCCCTGCACATCATCTTGACAAATTTGGCAATATTCCAGGGAATCCTGTACTTTTCCTCTGATGTAGGGGATGGGAAAACATACGCTGATGATGTGTGCGACATCTGCTTAAGATAATTGCCAAGAATGCGCCCAAAGTCAACCCTGCGGACGCCTTGATCTGTTTTAGCGCTTTTTAGCTCTACGTCCGATGATGCACGAGAAATGGAGTGCTGGACCATGATATATCCTCCTGCCGCCTCAAATACAATGTCTACCCATCTAAGCGCATAAATCTCACAAGGACGTAAACCGGTATAAAATCCTATAACAATCCCGTCCTTAACCCACTGTGGGGCATCTTGGGACAATAGTGCAATAACCTCTTCCTCCTGGAACGGCGTAATATCTGTCTTTTTGATGTTCGGAAATTTTACGCCATCGCATGGATTGTGATAAATACAGTTTTCCTGGTGTGCAAACTTCAGGCTCATTCGTAGTATCTTGATGTAATTTCTTTGCGAGGTCTTCTTGAGATTCAGTCGGCTCAGATATTCGAGAAACTCCAAAACATCTTCTTGCGTTATTTTCTGGACGAGTGCGCCTGCAAAATATTGCTTTACCAGCGGCATGTACTTTTTATAATTGTACACCGTTGGTTTAGCCAGTGTTAGTCTATGAGTCTCAAACCAAAAATCAATGACATCTGTAAAATACAGATCTGCAAAAACCTCCGGTCCGTTCTTTTCCCCGGCACTCACTGACTGAAATTCTTTTAAAGTCATTATAATCCTCTTTTCTTAAGAGGGCAGCTATGATATAATGAAGCTGCCCTTAGTTGGTAGCGGTTGCGGTGTACTTTGGTCGGTTACGCAGCCGCTTATTTTTTGACAATCCATCCTGCTGTGGTCAACTTATCAACGGCATCATCAATATACGCACTGTCCACATTATCAATCATGCCATTGGTACTTAATCTCACGATGTTTTCACTGTGATACTCTTTCCAAGTCTCGCAATCCAGGAAGTGATCTGACCAAATGCTCCCATCTGATAAATCAATCATCATCGTGTAATACCTTCCATAACCATAAGAGCAGAACGCTCTCGCTTCCTTAAGCTCCTCTCGAACCTGCTGTTCTATTTCCTTCCTGCTGATTTCTTTCATCGATTACGCCTCCTTTATTTTACCCATCTTATCACACTCTGCAAAACCGTTTTCGGTCCACACGCAAAACCGCTTAATGGTGTTGTTACCGCGGTAATCTTTTTGACCGTAACCATATACCTGGCCAACTACGGGAGCGTATACAATCAAATCCCCGCCATCATCAGCGTTGCCGGTAAAAGTTCCGATTCTTTTGGTAAAATCGTATTTACCCTGCTCGTCCATCACAGTCACCCACGGTGTGCCATACCGACGTGCATTGTAATCATAAAAACTCTTTACCACTACATTCTTAACTTCATCTTTCATCTTCTTTGCCTCCTGCCAAGATTTTTTAAGTGCGGCGGAAATAGTCAATCCGATTTCTTTAACCATCTTCCAAGCCTGCTTCATAATATTGCTTAAGTCATATTTTTTCATCTCTATTTCCTCCGTTCTTTGTTGTAACTACATTATATCACTTTTAAAAGAGATGTCAATAGTTTTTATCACTTTTAAAAGAAATATTTTATTGACTTTTTTCACTTTGCCATATATGCTATTATTATAAAAACGGAGGTGTTAAAATGCTAAAGTATAAAATCAATGTCTATGATGCACTACAGCGTGCTGGATTTAACACGTACAAAGCAAAAACAAGTGGGTTAATAAGTCAAAACACGCTATATAAGTTAAAAAAAGAAGATACATCTATTACACTTGGTGCTATAAATGCTATTTGTAATATTTTGGATTTACAGCCAAAAGATTTATTAGAATTTGTCCAGACCGAAGAAGATAGAGAAAATTTAAAAAGCATCAATTTATCCCTAAATAAAGAGATAAATATATAATATAATGACGAGCGGGCAGGTGTAATTTGCCCGCCCTTTTTTACACCGCAACAGCCTACTTTCCTAGCCCCGGCCACCGCAGCGCCCCATCCTGATCCGGTGTAAGCGTCACCGGCTCCACAATCATGCGGCCCTGATCATCCATGATGTACCACTTGCCGTCTATGGTCTGCTGGCCTGTTACCATGGCGCCGTCAGCGCCCAGATAGTACCAGTGGTCTTTATACTTGTACCAGACATTGGACACCATTATGCCGGAGCCGTCGAACCAGTACCATTTGCCCTCGTACCAGTACCAATCGTTTCGGACTGGCTGACCGTTGCCAAGATAGTATCGCCAGCCACCATCTTCCTGTTGCCAGCCTGATTTTTTCTGCGGTTCGGTCAACGCCGCCTTGAAGTCTGTCCATAACTGCGGTTGATCCAGCATCTTACGGGGGCAGTGCTTGCGCTTTGCATCATAGTGCCGGATTACATGATCGGCACTGATACCTGTCTCTGCCATGATCTGGCGTACAAGTTCCACGCAGTTAGCACGGGCGGTATCATAATTAGAGTCCGGGTTGACGCAGATTTCAATGTTGATGCTGTTGGTATTGGTAACTCCCGTCACCAGAGGCGTACCATATTGTCTACCGACTGCGTATGCACCGTCTCTGTAATCTAAGGTCTGCACTGCCACCGTATCGTCTACATACCAGTGGACAGAGGTGGACAGGTTGCCGTTTCGATGGGCTTCGGAGTGTTTAAGGGCACCTGCACCTTTTTTATAGTTGTCCGTCTCGTGGATCACAATCCATGCAGGGCGGTTTTGACCTGCATAACAATTTATCTGCTTAATCTCTTTTCGTATTTCCATGGTAATCCTCCGTTATTCTACCAGTTTCCAACCTGCCGGATATGTATCTGGCCCCCATACGCAGCCATCCATCTGGCATACATACCGCTTGCCGTCTGTGTATGTCATCTTATCGCCTGTGTTATAGGCATCATGTGCCCCTGTGGGCTGTACCCATGCAGGATACTCGTCTGCCTCCGGCAGGGTGACGCTTCCACCATCCAGTTTACTGACCTTGTCTGTCAGATTGAGGATCGTCTTACCCATTTCGGTCATATTGGCATACAGAGTGTCAATCTGCTTCTGGAGTGGCGCATAACTGTTTTCTGGGTCTGCACCGGTGCGGGCCAGATCAATCAATTCCGTGCGCTGCTCCTCAGTGAGGGTGCCTTGGAGCCAGATAGTGTCAATCTTTTTGAGGATGTCCGTCAGCTCATAGCTTCCGGACGTGATTACATTTTTAATGATATCGTACATTATGTACCTCCTATAACAATGCAATTTGAGTGTTCACGATAGCTTGATTTAATTCCTTAAATTTCTTGTCGATGTACGCCTTGGTATCTGCTACATACGTTACTTCCATCCCGGCTCCTGCATCATTTGTAATCACAGTAGTCGGGCCATATGTCCGCAGGGCCTTGTAGGTGGCAATCTCTTCTGGTGTGAGGTCGCGCTCGATGGGGGTAGCTAACTCGCCTACAACCACCACAGGAAATGAGAGTGAATTAAGCTTTGCATTGAGTTCTTCTGCTGTTATTTCCGCACCTTTCGGGGGCGAAAAATAAATGCCATGACCATTTAATGCAAATGCATACTTATCATTCACAGGTGCCCCCCAACTGGTAAAACTCGCAATGTTACATAATGACTTTTTTAATGCGATTGAAAAAATATTAGTGAGTTTATTATGCTGAAAAAACCTTCCTGGTGTATCTGATGAAGGTTTCAATTCCCAACCACCATTATTTTTTTCAATTGCAACCCTCTGCACATAC